TAATCGCAGTTTGCGTTTTCCTGGACAGGATTGAGGTTACGAACTGCATCAAAAAAGTTCATGCTTGTCCTCCAGCAGCTGTTCTGTGAATCTGACTCAGTTTCTCGTGATGAGCAGCAATCTCATCGTGGACTGCTGCTGCTGTCTTCGAGCGTGGATCATTTTGATAACCACGAGCATAGTCAGCCAACTTCTTATGAAAGATCGAAGCGAGACCGTGAGAGTCCGCAGCAAACCCATGAGCTGAATCACCGCCACCGCTCAATGCGATCTTCGAGTGAATTGCAGCAGTCTCGGAGTGAGCCTGAGCTTTCTCAGCATCACCTGTATAACGGTGCATTTCGTTGAGTTGGCGTACGGTATCGAAAAAGTTGCTCATCTTAGCAATTCCACTTCTTGAGGGCAAGTGCCTTACGAGTAGGCTCGCCATTTGGTTTCTTCATTGGACCCTTGACGCCCGACATACGAGCGCAGAAAGACTTACGACGGTTTGCTGCCTTGCTACCCTTCTTCAGTTTTGAAGGAGGAGTGGTGACAGGAGCCTGAAGATTTCCACCGGTCTTGCGGTTGTAGTAATCACGACCCTTCTGAGTCAGACCACCGGTCGAGCTCTTATGACCCTTGGCATCGACTGCAGCCTCATCCAGGGCGTCTTCTTCCAAAGTTTCTTCGTCAACTGACTCGGCCACGTCGTTGTAAATCTGAGATGCAACTTCAACCTTTGCAGCATCTAGCGCTGCGTTCATTTTCTCACCCATTGCTGCATTGAATGCCGACTCAGCTGCACCGGTCTTTCCGGCGCGCAGAGCATCGATCATCGAAATCAGATTGTTATTCATTGAAATTATAATGTCTATTTATAGAATTCCGTTGCTCAGAATTAGGCAGAGATGTCTTCGATTCCGCTTCCTGTATCCTGTTGTGGATTTTGCAGTGCCTGTTCGGCTGCAATCTCGGCATCTGCCTCCATCTCTTCAGCCATTTCCTCAATGTCATCGTCGGTCATCTTCAGAACGTGGCGTTTCACCCAGTTCTGTGAGAAGTATGTTCCAATAAACGGCGTGATGGCATTGAGCTGGTCGATTCTTCCTGATAGGATCTCGGCATCCTTCATTTCGCTGAAGAAGTTATCCTTGCGGAAGTCAAACCGGATGCTTTCCTTCAGCTCTGCCCAATCCTCTTCAGTGATGACACCCTTCAGGATCAGCTGGACTCTCAGCAGTTCAAAGAAGAGAGCCGAGAACTTCTTACGAAGCTTGTTGACAAACTTCTGGAACTTGACCTCGTCGCGCGTGATCTCCGAGGACTTGCCAAGGTTGAATCCGGTATCAGGTTCCAAACGAGAGATCGGAACATTGAGGGAGCGGTACAACTTCTTCTGGAAGAAGACGATGTCATCGATCTGAGAAAGATTCTCGCCGCCAGGCAACGTGCTGATCTCAGTTCCACGGCCGCCCTCACGGCGTGGAAGCCAGAAGTCTTCCAGCATGGACATATGCTTGCGGTCATCGCGAATCTCACCGGTGACAGCATCATAGACCAGCTTGTTACGATACTGGTTCATGATGTGGCGCATGTACTCCTCGGCCTTGCCCTTTGGAAGGTTGCCGACGTCGATGTAGAAAATACGGCGCTCAGGAGCACGTGACAGACGATAGATGACGAGAGCATCTTCCATCATTCTGAGCTGATTGACTGGCTTCAGCGCCTTGTGCAGCGGAGAAAGAACGCGCTTACGGGAAGCATCTAAGATTCCGGATGGAACGTAGCAGACAGCATCCTTGTTGATCTTCAGACCAACATCTGACTTCTGCAGACCGCCGTCCTGGTACAGGTAATACTCGTCCAGAGTCTTGATAATCTTGGCACCAGTCACGGAATCGGTTTCTTCCTTGATCTCGCGAACCTTACGAATGCGAAGGGCATCCACTGCACGTAGTTCTAAAATACCTTCATCTCGGTTTTCCTCATCGACGATGATATGAAAATAGAGGCGGCCGTCAACATACCAGCGACGGAAGATATCCTGTCCATTCAGATTGAAATTGAGAAGCTGGCAAACTCGATCAAACTCAGCCTTGATCTCTTTCTTAATTGAGTTTGGCTGTTCTAGATCGTCTAGATTGATGTCTACTGGAGCCTCATGCTCCTCATGAGTGATAGATTCGTTGACGATGTCCTCGATCGCCATGTCACACTCTGGCTGTTCGGCAGAGATGCGGTATTTACGAATCAGGTCTACATCTGTCTTTGCTGCATCGCCCTCGAGGTCTAGATACTGACCATAGTATCCACCTGCTGCGATTGCAGTAGAACCATCATCTGATGTCGGCGGAACGAATGACGCCGGTTGTTCCTCCTGATTCTTCTGACGAAGCAGGTCTCTATCCTGACCAGGTTTAACTCTGTCTAACGTGAATCCGAAGAATTGGAGAGGCATATGATATAACAGTTCAGTCTAAGAGAAAGGCGTGGGAGGAATCCGAAGACTCGCTCCCACGCCATATTTATTAGAGAAAAACGAACCTTAGTTCGTGGTATTTGATTCCCAGTAGGTGATCTGGAATTCGACTCCGAATTCTTCGATCGTGTTCTCTGAGTCGTAGCTCACATCGATTGCTGAGACTGCTGAAGGCCAGCAGCCACGGAAATCGTAGCGCTTGAGGACTTGACCCTGACGGTCGAGTTGCTCGACAGCGAGGTCTGCCATATACTGTGATGGATTTGTCTCTCCAGTATTTGCAGCATGAGCATTGATTCCGTTCATCCAGCGCTCGAAAGCATTGCGCAGCTGGAAGTCGGTGTCGTTGATCACGGTCACACCCCATGCCTCGAACGTACGGTCTCCAGCGATCTGGAGTTGACGACCGCGGAACGGGATCGTGATTGGTGCGATTAGCGATGCAGGCAGCTGAGCAGCCTTGATCAGGAAGGAAGCGAGCTCAACATTTCCTGCCGCATAGGCAGGAAAGTTTGCGGTGACCTTGAACAGGTTGTTGCGTGCTCCGCCACCGACCAGCTTTGCCTTGAAGTCATTAATACCTAAGTTAGCCATGATAGGGTTCTCCTTTGGTTAGTGGTTATTATTTTCCAACCAGCTCGGAGAAATCGACGCCAGTACGAGTGGCGATGAAATTCAGAGTGATGAAGTTGATTGAACGTGCTGGCTTGATATAGATCTCAGCACGGAACTCATTGCGGTCGATGACGTCGCCAGTGTTATTGGTCTCGTCGCAAACCACCTTGAAGTCGGTAATGCCGCGGCGGCCCTGAACGTCACGCAGGAATGGTTCGACCATATTGCGGAACATTGCGCGGGTGAACTCGTCGTTCAGCTCGAACAGCTGGAACTTAGCTGCAGTAGCGACAGACTTTTCCAGAGCGATGAACAGACGGCGGACATTGATGCGATCGAAGGCTGATGGCTTTGCCAGAGCAGTCTTGTCTCCATAGAGGACAGTTCCCTGACCTGGGAAGGAGACGATCGGATTGATGCGGGCCTTGTACAGCGTATCACGATCGGCCTGCTTTGGATTGAAGGCGATCTTCGTGATGCCAAGCAGCTGACCGCGATTTAGACCGGCTGGTGAAAACCAGGCATCAGCGACATTATCAGTATAAGCGCAGAGACCAGCAACGTGTCCGCAGGCAGGAATCCAGCGGTAAACGTCGTTGTACTTGTCGTAGACCTTGACTGAAGTACTATCGATGACAGCATACGACGTTGAAGTGAGCGAATCTGCCCAGGCCTTGACGTCTGTCGCAGGAGTTGAAGTTCCGACCGTATCCTCAGTTGGAGGCGATACGAAGACCACAACATCCTTGCGTGCATTAGCAACCGAGATCAGCTTTTCAGCGATCGTGTTAGCACCATTAGCATCATTCGTAGAGAAGAGCAGGTTAACATCAACCGTCTCAGCATCGGCAAAGAGATCGATTCCGGTGCTCAGCTGAGAGGTGCCGACTGCAGAACCATTGGCTCCGCCTGACAGAGAATAATTCTTGATGGTCGTTTCCGTTCCAAACGCGATTCCAGCAGAAGCCGCCTCTCCAGAATTTTGCATAACCAGTTCTTGGCCGAGTGGAGCATCAAAGTGATCCAGCCAGTAGATGTAATTTGATTCGGTGTTGATGACGTTCTTGTAGTAATTGGAAGTTCCATCAGCCTTGACTGCATCGGAGGCCTGCGAGATGAAGGCGAACTTCTCAAGAACAGTGTTCTTTGTGCCTGAGATCAGACCGTCTTCGTCTAGTACTACGATGTGAAGTTCATCAGCAGATGAGCCGTACTTGGATGCGTACTCGCTAGTACCAGGAGCCTTATCGAACTCTCCGGCATATGCCCAACCAGTAAATGCAGTTGAACTCGAGCAAACCTCAACTCGAAGCGAATCGCCGAGAACTCCAGGGAACTTGGCTCCCCAGACTCCTGCGTTAGCGGAACCGCCTTCATATGAATCCTCATAGGACTGGCGGTTCTTGATGAGCAATCCAACGTTACCACCAGAACCCGATGTCGAATTCTTTGCAGTCGTTGAACCACTGCTACCATCTGGAACTACACGAACTACCTTCAAGGCAGTGGCGTACTTCAGAAATGAAGCGGCAGTGAAAAATGATTTTGCTGTGGTGTCGTTCGGGGAGCCGAATGTGTTCACGAGCTCTTTTTCGCTCGAGACAGTACGGATTTCCTCGGCAGGACCCCAGCTGAAAGCTCCGACGAATCCACCGATTGAGGTAGAAACAGCCGGAACGACATTTGTCAAGTCAATTTCTTTGACCTGAACTCCTGGTGATACTTGGAATGCCATTGGATTAGATTCTCAAAGTTGAGGTTTGATGTGAAGCATAATACGGATTATCAATGCTTCTATTTATTACTGAGGACTTCTTCAGTATACGGATGTTGCAGCTTCATACCAGACGGTACCGTCTTTGTCGATTTCCACGCCTTCTTTCTTTGTCTCAGGCTCGAGATTTCCCATTACACCGACTGGTGTCACATCTTCCTCGATGAGCTTTAGACGGTCTGCGTAAAGAAGGTCTCGGACGTCCATGCTAGACATCTGCACGAAGAGATCCGTTGCAGCAAACCAGCCGAATACAACCAGGGCCATGACAGTGTCATCATGATTTCCTTCAGAAGCCTCATATGACTGGCCCTCAGAAATGAATGTGCTGAGCTCTGCAATGGTATCGGCGTCAGTGATCAGTAGTTTCTTTCCCTCAATCAGATCCTTCAGATTAGAGCACCCGATTCTCTTTGTCTTCTTCGTGGTTGTCAGACCAATGGATCCATTCGCCACAGTAGACTCCACAAACATGTTCTCGTATTCCAGGTCGTAATACAGAGCATTGCAGACCACAGATCCTTGATCGTTGTTCTCCACCACAATGTATGCGTTGTTGTAGGTCTTGGCGTACTTGTAGATCGTATCCGGAAAGATCAGAGGAGAGACCAGGGCGTCTCGAAATGTGGCTACCTGTTTGAACGGCTTTGCAGTCACGTCGATAACCGAGAACGTAGAATAGTCTTGGTTTCG